TTTTTGCTTGCTCGACTGTCAAAGCATCTACATCAACATGAGGATAACTGCGTTTGGAAATTCCAAATTTGGTTTCACCGCCATCATCATCGGGATCATCGCTATAGCCGCCTTCATGGGAAAGCACAAAGCTGACTGCATGTTCAAAACGTTCATCGATAAGATTTTTAGGTTTATTTACCATGACTGATTCTCGCCTCCAAATCATTAAGTTCTTCATGGAGGGAGATAATGCGCTCTTCCAGCCGAAAGACTTTTTCTGCAAGCTGCTGGTTTTTCTGAAACCATTCCTCCTGCATCACAACCCGTGTATCAAGCTTGGCAGCCCACCATATAGCAGTGAGTGTTTGTAAAATCATCGCAACAACAAGGCCTATGGGGATTTTGCGATCCCACTCCCATTTAGTTAGCATATTCGTTTTATTGGTCATCCGTATCTCCCTCAAAATCACGTGAAGCATCGATAGTGGTGCGATAACCGCTGCTATCTAACGTGTGCTCGGCACGTGTAATTATCCAGTCGTTCGGAATGCCGGAACGAAATCCCGATAAGTAAATTTTGGATTCCGCTACCAGATCCGCACGACCAGCTAAGGTTATATTCAAGGTTTGTGTGCCACGTGTCAGGCGCTCGAGTTTTGCTTGTGCTGCAGCCTTTGCAAGCCCGCTATTTGGATAAACGCCGCGGAGTGTATGAACAGGGTCACCATCTCCTGCTTTTTCTTCTATGGGCTCAGCTTTGTTAGGATCATGCCAATAGCAAATAACAGAGGCTTGATGATCACGCTCAGCAAAGGTGACGCGCCAGCTGGAGACTTCTTTTAAATCAATAGTGCTGCCGCCAATGATTTGCCCAGTAAAAGATTTGGCTTTACCTTCCGGCACAAAAAGCAAAAACCCACCGGCAGGTTTGCTGATGGCCCCATGAAGCTGCGCAAGCCTGGAAAGTAAATGCATATCGCTTTCTGCCGTTTGATCAATGTGCGGCAGTAAAATATCTGCAAATTGTGAGGCAATGCGTGGTTCATAGCCGTGTTTGGCTGCAATGGCACTGACTAAATCACCGATGGTTTTTTGATGCCATTCATCGGTTTTTTGTGATTTAAAGGAGGCTTTTAAATCGGCAGCATGGCCTTTGATTTTCATGACTTGGGGATGGCCCTCAAGGGTAACTTCATCAACAATATAAAGCCCCATGGCTACAAGCCCCGTTTCAACATAACCCAAATGCACTTGCAATTTACTGCCTGAGGAAGGCATTGCAATGAGAGAATCACGATCATCCAGACAAATTTCCACACTATCGCTGGTAATGCCTGCTTCATCAGTGATGCGAAGTGAGATCAGCCTTTGTTTGATGAGGCCTGTGATGAGATTACCTTCTGCCCAAATGTTAAAATCCGGCGTCATATCAATCCCATAATTTTATGCTTGGCTTTGCGGCGGCTTTTTTGATCTCAGGTAAAGAAATCAATAATCCTGCAGGAAGAAAGCTCCCCCATTCAGCAAGCTCAGGGTTGGCCGTTAAAACAATCTCCACAGCACCGGATTGAAAGCCATAATGCTTCCAGCAGATCCAATCCAGCATGTCATGTTCTTTGGTTCTATAAAGCGTCATAGATCTTCACCATATCGTTCTAGGCTTAATCTAAATTCAATTTTTCGGGGCACGCCGTCCGGCAAAAAGGTATTTTGCGTCTCTTCAATTTGGGTAATCACAAAACGCCCCAACACTTCACCTAAACCATTAATCAGCATCAGCGGTTCTTGTCTTTGAGCAGAATCACGCATGGCATTGATTTGTCCTAAGCCTCCCCTAAAATGCGGATAAATCACACCATCTAAATCAATGCGGTCCGAGCCTTGACCAAGGGCTTGAAGCAAAGGTTCTTGGCCAATACGTTCAAGAGAAGGCCAACGATATTCGCTGCTGCGCTTTAAACTTTGATAGGCACTGGTGTTTAATGAAAATCGGTAAGGTCCAAGGGCAAGCATCATGGCAAGGCCCCCACAGGATCATAGAGCGCACCTCGTGATTGCGCTTTAAGACGACGCATGACTTCATCAGCAACTTCTTTTGAATTTTGATTGGGTGAAGCTTGGACATTGATGTTGTAACTGTTATTTTGTGTTTTGTTTTCTATGGTTTTGGGGCTGACTGAAAGCGGTGTTTTTAAAGCATCACCGACCGGCTGCATTTCAGGAATGCTAAGTTCAGGAGCGTCTTTTTTACCCCATAACTTATCCCAAAGGCCACCAACTGCTTTAAAGGGTGTTTTGATTTTCTCCCAAAATTTACCCAGCCAATCACCAAAGGCTTCCCATACAGGTTTTATCGGCTCCCAAATGGTCATAAAGAAGCTTTTAACACTCTCCCAATTCGTAATTACCAAGGTTGCCGCAATGGCTATTCCGCCGACAATAGCCCCAATTGGATTGCTCATCATGGCAACCGTTAAAGCACGAAAGCCTGCAATGACTGCTGGAAAGACCCTGGAAGCTAAAGCCATAAATGAAGCACCAAGCGCTTGAAGAGCCCCACCAAAAGCAAGTGCCCCCATTCGTACTGCGGTCATCAGCGAAGCGCTATTAATGCCCACAAATCCAGCCTTAACAAGCGTGATAGTAATTAAAAGAGCACGCCAAGCTGTCGCAAGAGCCAAGGCACCACCTTGAATAAATGTCCAGGCATAACCAAGTGCGATAGCAGCTATTTTCCCTCCAATCAAAGCAGCTGTTACCCCCATAATCAGTTTAGTTAGAACAGGGTGCGCTTCGGCAAAGCCTGCCATTTGCGTTGTGGCATTTCGCAAAACACTTACAACCGCATTAAGAGGCGGTAAAAGCACTGAGCCTAAATTCATTCCGACTTCTGCAAGGCCATTTTTCAGGAGCTGTAAATTATTGGCTGTAGTATTGGCACGATTGGCAAATTCACGCTGCATAGAGCCTGCGAACTTGGTCTCATCGTTAATCATATTCACAGCTTTTTTGTATTCATTTAAGCTGCCAACCAGCAAGGCCACGTCATCTTGATATTCCATACCAAAGAGATCAAATAGAATACCCGAGCGTGTTTGCTTATCCATTTTCTCCATGGCTTCAAGAAATTTGATTAGAGCGCCTTGTGCATCTTGGCCGATATCCTTTTCAAGTTGTTTGGCGCTTATCCCCATTTGGCGCAAAGCCTCTTGAAATTTTTTACCCTGTTTGCCAGCGGTTTGCAGTTTACTGAGCATCGCATTGATTGCAGTTCCTGCTTTTTCAGGGGCTTTGCCAAGGCTGATAAAAGCACCAGCTAAAGCACTTGCTTGCACAGCGGTTAAGCCAAACTGACGTGCTGTACCACCAATGCGATTGAGCGCTGGCACCATATCCTTGGCTTTCGCTGCCGTGTTATCAGAGAGGTAATTGATCGCATCACCTAGCTTGGTCATCTCAGTAATGGGAATTTGATAAACGTTAGCCAATTTTGCCATGGCATCACCGGCTTCTTCTGCCGACATATCAAAAGCAGTAGCCATTTTAGCGACGGTATTGGTGAATGCCGCTAAGTCTTTAGCCGCGATACCGAGCTGTCCGCCGCTTGCAGCAATTTGGGCAAGTCCAGCAGCCGATAACGGAATTTCACGCGACATGATTTTTAGGGTTTCGCCTAATTTTTGAAGACCATCTGGGGTATCAAAAGTAACAACTTTGCGCACATCAGCCATAGCGCTTTCAAAATCAATCGCAGCTTTAATGGGAGCGGACAAAGTCGCCCCAAGTGCAACGGCATCAAGTAACTGACCTCGTAAATTGGCTCGTTGCGCCAGAACACCCTGGCGCTTTTGCATGATTCGATCGAGAGCAACATAATGACCTTTGAGTTTCTCAATCGACGAACCTAATTTTGTTTGCTGAGCAATGAGGCCTTGGATATCTTGGCCGGATTTTCGAATCTCATTATCAAGATTATGAAGAGCTTCACGTTTTTGAAGGTAGGCGGTTTTAGCCTTAAGTGCTGCTGTTTTAGAGCGTTCGAATTCTGTGATCAAGGCTTTGCTTGGATTGGCGGTGGCTGCCATCTGCACAGCAAGGGATTTAACTTGGTTTTCAGCCTCCATCCAAGCGCGCTTAGCAAGTAAGGTATCGCGCTGTAATTGCTGGAATTTGCCAACGGTTTTACCTGAAGATTCCATTTGCTTGATGGCTTGACCAAGACGTCCTAATTGGCTGATCCCAGAGGACATGGTTGCACTAAAATTGCCTTTTAATGCTGCGCCAATGACAACGGATAAGGTATGAATGGCTGTCATGTCTTTTGTAACTCCCTCGCACTATTGATCCATAAAACAAACTCCTCTATATCCATCTCTAACCATTCACTAATTCCGCCCTTTGCAAAAGCAGCCAGAGATAAAACACTGGCTCTTAAGTCTTCAGGTCGGATGGTAACAAAAAACCCTGCAATGCCTCTTGGATTTTGGCGTAATCGGCGAGATCTAACTCTTCCACAGCATCTTTTGGAATATCTGCAAGATTGGCAATGAGTGCTACTTCCTTTTCTGCATCACTATTACCACTGCGTTCAACTGCTAAGCGATCTCGGACCTTTGGACGTCTTAAAGTCAGCTCAGAAATGCTTACCCCGTCAATTTTAATTGGTTCAATAAGTTTAATTTTGTGCATATTAAATCCCTAAAGCAGTTCGAAGTGATGACATTTGATCAACACCATTGATTTTGCGCACCATATTTTCAGCATCAATTTCAATCAGTTCGCGGCGATCAATGGTTAGTTTGTAATAGCGGATGGATACGGTGCATTTAAGCGTTGCTTTATCAGCTGGTTTCCAATTACCTGGATCAAGTTCCTTAAATTGGCCACGTAAATTCACAACCACCGCTTCAGCGTCTCCGCTGCCTTGCAGTCCGCCGCGAAGAGTCAGTGAAACAGCATTACCGTCTACCAACCCAAAGAGCCTAAAAAGCTCAGGGTCGTATTCTGAAAAGGTGAGCTCTGCTTCTAATTTCTCCATGCCCATATCAATGGCAACAGGAATATCCATGCCGCCCGCACGATGTTCCTCAGTTTTAATGGAAAGCTTTGGTAGACTTATTTCATCAATGCGTCCGGCATAACCACGACCATCAACAAAAGCGTTAAAGTTTTTAAGAATTTTTGGCAACATTAGATCAGCTCCTTGATATAATCGTTAATCAAATGGGAGAGAAAGACTATCCGCTCTGCTGGATAAGGCGGTGTAAAATCAAAGTCAAAATAAACTTTGCCTTGCGCAATATTAGCTGGAGTATTGAGCTCTGGATCGGGATAACACTGTCCACCTAAAATAGCGCCAAGAGCTTTAAGGTGCGCCAAATAGCTATTTACACTTTCTACAACATCATCCAAGTAAGTTCTTGTAATATTTCGGTCCACAGCCCAAAGATGAGCACGCAGTAAACTATCATTAATTAAATCAGCGGTTCTGCGTACCGATAAAAACGCCCATTTAGGATCGCTAGAACAACTTCTGTTGCCCCAAAGACGGTAACCCTCTTGATGAATAATGGTAGTCACTTCATTTTCGTTAAGAAAATTTGCTCGGCAATTGGCATCTCCTAAAGTAAAATCAACAGGTCTTGCTGTGCCTACAATGCCGTATATTTCCTGATTAGACGGTGACCACCAAAAACCATTTTCATTATCGCTACGGGCAATAAGTCCTGCTACATAAGTGCTTGGCGGGACGACTTCCTCGTGACCCGTAAAAATCTTCACCCAAGGATCAACCACATAAACACGTGCATGACCGAAATCCTTGCGCCAGGTAATGGCATCTTGATCATTGGTATTCGGTCCATCGGCAATAATGACAGCACGTAATCTGTCTGCGATAACCAGCATACTACTGATGACTGGATTGGCTTGATTGTTAGGTCTTTGATGGGTAAAGCCAGGCGCAATCAAAATACGAGGTGCCGCGTGCACAATACTTTCAGCACTTAAAAATGCTTGGATCCCTTTGTAATCGCCAGTTTGTGCATCAACGCCACCAATGATATTGGCAATTGTTTCTGCTTCATCTGCGCCTTCTTCTACACGGACGATAATAACCATTGCGCCAATTTGATCAAAAATACCATTAATCGCCATGGGCAATGTGCCTGTAGTACCGAGTTTGGCGGCTTCTCTGCGTGAGCCCACAATTAACACAGGTTTGTTCAATGGAAAAACTGTATTGTCAGCATCAGAAGCCGTGCCAATTAACCCAATAATTGAGGATTTTGTGGTTCGGATGGTGCGCGGTCCGCTTGATATTTCAGAAACCTCAACGCCATGTAAAAATTGTTCAGCCATAAGTTCCTCCTAAATCTGACTCAATGTTTTTTTGAGATTTTCTTCAAAGCCGTTCAGAAACAAGCTCAATTCTTCTTGAGTTGCTGCCTTCTTAATTGCATTTTGAGCCTGATCTTCAAGTGCCTCGCATTTAGCAATAGCCTTCACGCTTTTTTCGGCTTTGGAATTAATCAGCTTGGCCATATCAATCACTGAAATGGAGCGCAAGTCTGCCAGAGGTTGAATCAAAACCGTATCTGCCTCACTTGGCGTTTGATTATTGGCTGCAGCATTTAAAATACTTTCAGCAGCTTTGGCTTGAATATCATAGGATCTGGATTTTTCATGGGAGTAGCCTGCATATTTGCGGCGATAGGTATTTAGAATAAAGCGCACCGTATCTAAGGCGCCAACTTTTGAATTGCTCAGCAATTCTGCTGCAACATCACTTTCATCGCGCTCAGCAATGGTGCCGTCATCTAAAAGCTTATAGCGTTTTTCGAAAGAAAACTCAGCTGGTGCTTTATACCAACCGGTTCCTTCGGGCTTTTTTGCAAGCGTTGTGGCTTCTACTTGCACGGCGTTTTCAAATCGTAAATAAATTGGCATAAATAAACCTCATTTCCAAAGTTCATAAGAGTATTGAAAGCCTCGGCACTGCCAGGCTCTTAGCGTTCTGTCGATATCCACCTCAAGTCCGGTAGTCAAAAATCCATTTCTAAAACTAAAAATGTACCAGTGTAGAAACTGAGCGTAATAGCTATTGATACCCGTGTAATAATAAGCAGAGGTGTAAAGTAGAATAGCCACGGTTTTTCCGGCCGGAATAACGACGCTCGCTGAAGATGCGATATTTGCCGTACTGGTGGCGTTATTATAAAGATTGGTCCAGGTTAAACCGCTAATCGATGATTTATTGGCATTTGTATTGTTAGGGGTAGCAACAAAAAGTCCCATTCCTTCATAGCCTGAAGACCAATAGGTAGAACCTCCAAAGGAAACGGTTCTGGTAATATCGGCAGCGGTTGTGTTTTTAATAAAAATTACACCAAGCCCTGCGTAAGGATAAGTATATTCATTGGTTGAGACTGCATATTTAACGTACATCTCTTTGTAAATGAAATTACCGGCAGAGCCTTGTAAGAAATGAAGCTGCGGCGGCTTATAGAAACCTGCATAGTTGGTTGTTTGTGCATGAGAACCAGCAAGAAGCTGAAGCATGCTATCAGCATTGGCCACGTTGTTATACCAAACCCCCAATTGACTTGTTAAATCACCATAGCCCCAGTAATCGTTTTGACGGCTAAGTACCCCAAAAATAAATGGCAGCGCTCCCGTTTCAATCATGTTGCGGTTACGCACTTCAGTCATGATGGTGGAATTTGCAGGTACATCGTTAATCGAGGAAAAATTACTCACCAAGGTATTTAAAGCTTGGAGCTGGGTTTGACCGGTTGTATTGATGGCCGTGATGTTTGTGTCTTTTCTGGCATCAAGCAATGATAAATTCGTGGTCGTTGCTGTTTGTAAAGCCGTGAGCGATGTGGTTTTATTGGTGTTTATGGCATCAATAGACGACGTTTTAGCGCTGTCAATAGCCGATAATGCGCTGGTTTTGTTTGTATTTAAATTGGCCAAGTGTGCTGTGGCAGCATCCAGCAATTCCTGTAATTTTTCATCAGACATATTGACGATGTCATAAACCGTGCTATGGCCAGCAATGGATTCCAGAGCTTTGGCCAGGTATGCCAATTGATCAGCCGGTGCATTGATCGATAAATCTTTGAGGCGCTGATGAAGCGCATATACAGCTTCTTTAGCTATTGTCATGGTTGCTCCACAAATTCAAAAAAGTTTCAAAGGTGAAGCGGTCAAACGCCTCCTTTAATTTCTTATGTTCAGCTTCTCGTGATGAAACGTCCGCATCCACGGCAATAATTGTTTCGCGAATGCGAACCACATCTTGGGATGCGATGTTATTTGGATGGGGCAGCTTATAGCCCCTTTGGCTCAGATCATTTGGCATATCATGTAATCACAACACGTAAAGAGCGTACTTTAGGGCGATACAAAATATTGCCGCTCAAGACCAACTTCACTCTGGTTTCAGTGGCGCTGAAACTTGAAATAATATGGGTACGTTCCACCCAGCTATCACCCACAGCTTTGCCATTTGTTAAATCCACCAATTGCCATGTGCCGTCTGCTTTTTGGATATAGACCTTAACATCAGCAGTGCCGGTCATCAGCGCTTCATAGGTGATGCTTACTTTACTATTGCTGCCTGCTGTAATAGCTCTTGTGACGTAATCTGCCGTTTCAGACATGTTGCCTAGAACGATCTGAATCCCAGGATAAAGCACAGGACTCCTAAGCGCAGACCCCTTAAGCAAAGCTTTAACGCTCAAAGGGCCGGTGACGCGAGCCCGCAAGGCAATCGGTAAATCATCAGATAATTTATGTTCCGTGCCGTCTTGCTCTGTTAGCGTAAATTGCACATCGGTATCGGAAGCAACACGCTCTACATTTGCAAGAGTAATTAAATCTGAAACACTGGTGGCTGTCACCGATCCCAAATCCACCGTTCTTGTATTTTCTGTAAAACGCGCACCAAGTAACCTAAAAGTGAGATCACGATTTTGATGGGGCGTCCAGGTGCTAGCATTACTTGATGAAAGAAGTACGCCAACTTGATAAGGCTGGCTTGTCACCCATCTGGCATGGGTTGCATCGTATTTGCCAAGCTCTGCAACACGCACTGCCGCATCAGCATCATCAGTTAACAAAACAATTGCATATTCATGTCCAGCCTCAAGCCACACAGGTTGCCAAGTCATTCGAGTAGCAGTGCCATTGATGTTGATTGAAGATGGCATGATATCCCCTTCAGCTAAAACCGTTTGTGTTGGCATACCAAGACTGGTATCACGAATTTGCGCGACCACACGCTTAGTACCGCGATTGCTAAACCACAAATCAACGCCAGCAATATGGCGACTTTCACTTAAGGTAAAGGTTTGGGCTAATGGATCAAAACGCGTAAGGACAACCGTGGTTTCATTGCGCCTGATATCGGTAATGACCGTAACACGCCTGCGCTCTTCAGTTGTAATAATGCCGCGTCCGGTATAAGTGGCTTCACCATAACTTCCTTGATTACCAATGAATTGGACCAGTTTAGTGCCCGCAGGCACATTGGCTGGAACGGTAAATTTGCCTTTGATTTTTCCGCTATTATCTGCAACAAGTGGCATAATTCCTCCTATAAACTAACCGGTTCAACGTTAATACCATCAAAAACCAATCGAAGTTGTTCGCCGGGCGCAAATCCATCTAACTCAAAAGTTTGGGTTGCTTGGCGCATAAAAGCGGCTTCACGACTTGTACTTGAGAGCAATTCAGTGATTTGACTTATTTGAGTGCCGATGGAAACATTTTGTGTTGTGCTGGACGACACCATTGATAAAACGCCGCCACCAACGACAACTTGACGGGTAATCGGGCTTGAAAGCACGCTAAACCGTTGCGTAATGGGGCTTGACCATGTGGTTTGTACTTCAGTCCAACGATCCACATTGAGATTAATGGCAACTTTCGCTGGAATGGGCGCAAATGCCTGATAAGGGTTGATTTGCATATCCACTGTTTGCAAAAGCTGCTCTAAAACTGGTTCTAAAATATAAGGCAAAAGCCAAGGTGTGGTGCCTTTGCCGCTATCTGAAATAGAAGCATTAATCGGCAAAGTTAGTTCCCGATCAACAATGGCAGCTGTTTGGTTAATGCCTTGATCGCGCATATCGTCATCAAAGAATGGATCAACAAAAACACCTTTTTTAGCAGCAGGTTCACGGCTATTGGCATCATTACGCAGGCGCTCTTGAGCAATCAAATCATAAAGATCATTAATGCTTGATCGCATAGCTTCAATATCACTCATGGGGATAGCATGAATTGCATTATTAAAAACATTTGGTTTAATAGCGCTGCGCCAATTTTGATAAACGTACGCTAAAGCGAGTTGTCCGCTTGGCGCTTTGGGAACAGATGGCCTCCATGGATGAGCAAGTCCTTTAATACGTCTGACGACACCTGTTGCATCGATGGTGATTAAATCATAGCGCGGCATCATCCAGCTATAATCCACAAGCACCAATGTACCGTCAACAGCACCGGAGATTTTAAAGCCATCTTCTGTTACATTTTGCGGGGTAATTTTACTGCGGCAACGATAGGTAATCTGATACGAACTACCGGGAGCCGGTTCTGCTCCAGGCAAAGACCAATCCACATCACCGGATTTTAATTTATAATCTGTACCGCTGACATAAGTGGTCGTTCCTTGTTTGATTTGAATGATCTCAAGTACAGCGGTATCGGGAATTGGGTCCATAGCTCCTGCATAAGAACCGTGAGTCATCGTAATGGTTTTTTGAACCGTCACATCAACGTTTAGTATTTGGTTAGCAGGTGATTCATTGAGGACGAGATCCATCAAGCCTCCGGCAGCTGGCTGAAAGGTATAGGGGTCAGAATCGATTTCTTGAATATCAGGATCAATGGCAAAACGAACACGAAGACTATGAGCAAGTTCAATTTCAAAACCATCCACATGAGCTTTGCCTTCATTGATAACAAAAACTTGTTCATTGTTATCTTTGTCGAGGTACCTCACGTCCATGCCTGTTACTACATAAGAGCCGTTAGATTCACGGTCATATCTGGCTAAAGCGCTATTGACTGCATCAAACTGAGGCGGCGGAGCATGCTGTATGAGTACGCCGTTTTCTACGCCATAAATGGGATAAAACTCACCTTCATGGGCAGGAGGGGCTATTCCATCCACTTGAAAATCCCAGGAAATTTCTGCTTTTAAACGCGCGGCACCGGGTTCTTGATAGTTGCGCGTACCAATAGCCGGATCACGAAGACCAGGGTCTTCAAGTTCGGTCATGGTGCTCTCCACATACCACACACCGATTCTAACTGTGGCATTGGTGGGAATGGTAAAATTTACAAAACCTATTTCACGCACAGCACCGCGTAAATAAATAAACCCAGATTCCAAGGTTGTATTTCCGGTATCGGGCTCAACAACACAGGTGCCGCCACGGATCACATCACCATCTCTAAAAATCGCATCACCAATGCCTTTCAGGTTATGCAGCGCATAATCTTGCATTTCATTGAGTTCAGCTGATTGCAGGCCACGACCTGCTAAAAAGAGGGTGCGATCGTATTTTTTAGCCGGATCATAGCGGTTGTAATAACTGTTAAGTGTCATAACATGGCCTCATTTGTCTTAAAATATGTATTCATTTGTCCCCATCAAAACGTCACCACAAATGAAAAAGTTTCTCGCGTTGCAGCTGTTCTAATCAAAGGTACGGTGCGTTCCAGAACCAGCAAAATGCCGCTTTCATCAACGTCGGTCGGTGCAAAATAACGCTGCCCGGCAGGTAAATCAGGTTTTGTAAGGGTGCCAACCATCACACCAAGCTCACGGATGATTTGGTTGCTGGCATTATCAAAATCAAAGGTAAAACGTAGAAAGAGGTTATTCGTAGGCGTGCTGGAAGCTTTAAACCTGCCTGTTGGGGTAACCAAATCTCCGTCTTCATCACCCACACAAAACAAAACTTCGTCAGAGGTTCTGCGGCCAACTTCATTTAAAAGGGTATTTGCGGTCATTGGCTCTGGCGGCGTTGCGTAAATGTATGAAATCGAAACGGTAGCATCATTCTCTAAATTACCGTTTGGAAGACGAGTGATTACACCCATCACGCTATCAACGCTATAATCTATGCCGGCAATAAAGGTTGTATCATCTTTGGTAATAGACACATCTTTCACCGGCTTATGATCTAGCCCAATTTGATTGCTTGCAAAAGTTTTAGTGACCGTATGAGCGCTTTCCCAAGTGGGGTCACCCGTTCCCCAAGCAAGATGGATCGGTTGTTGTTTGATACTTGCAGCAATAGCTGCTCTGCCGGATTTGGTTAAAATGGCCATATGAATACCCTCGGATAGCGCCTTATAAAGTCTCAGTTAAGACTTATATTCACGATTGGCTCTGTATTCGTCCAAGGGCGGTTTAAGTGACGATGCTCATGCCATAGCAAGCATCCTTCATAAAAAGAGGGTTCAAAATGGTCACGTTTTTGATAAGGCAAAAGCTCCAATTTTCCTAGCGAATCTGTCGACAAATAAGGCCATAAGAGCGTTTCAGCTAACCAGTCAGAATGTTCTTTTGCAAAATAAGGCTTAACGTCTGGCACGATCTCAGCGTCGAGATTCTCCATGTAGTTTGACGCAAAACGCTCCAAAACTTCTTCAAAGCTTATTTGCCAAATATGTTCAGATAAAGCATCTGTGCTTAAAACGAATGTGGCACCTCTCTCATGCTCAAGACGCACGGGAAAGCAGGAGTTAATATCACCAAGCCGCCAGCTATCGGATAACACGATAAGGGCTTTGGCAAAATGGAGAGGAGGTTCAAAGCCTGCTGTAGATGGTGAGAGTGGATCAGGGTTTTGCCAAATATGCGCGCGTTCATAAATGCCATTGTAATTACGGTTATGAGTCTCCGTCTCACCGATAAAAGCCACATCTAGTCGGTAAAGATCATCACTTAACGTGCTGTTATGATGCCTACGTGCGCTTGCAAATTTTAGCAGCACTTCTTCTGATTTAGCTTCAAATGGATTAAATCGACCAAAAGATAATACTGGGCCATCAGGTGTTAATCGCACGCCAGAATAATCGGATAACAGACTGCCCCAATCGCTCTGATCGAGCATAAATCGCCTGATATCATAGCGGTCGTTATACATTCGCATCAAGCGCGATCTGGCTGGCGCTGAAAGCCTTGCAAGCGCTACTACATTATCAACAAAGAAATCATTAGGAACATCATGAATCCCTACCTGAAATTCTGCAAAGTGTTTGCCCGGCGGCTCTTCTTCGATATAAATATTTTCGATATTGACCCATTTTAAGGCCATGCGAAGGGATGCCGGAGTGCCCCGAATTCGC